TAGATGTACCATGTTCTAATTTTGCTAAAGATATAGAATCATCTGCTAATTTAGAACCTGCTATAGCTGCACTTGCATTTACGTCAGCGTTAACAATAGCTCCGTCTACTATTTTTGCACTTGTTACTGTATTGTCGCTTGGAGTTCCGATACTTACAGAAGCACCAATAGTAATAATAAAATAATCAGCACCACTAGCAGGTGGAGAGCTAAATACAATGTTTGCACCATCAAGAGCAAAGCCTTCACTAGGCTGTCCTGTACCAGTATTTGGTTTTTGGATAACACCATTAATGCTAACTAACATTTGTTGGGCAAACTGACCTGCATTACTTAAAGTAAATTTATAGGCAGAGTTATTAAACGTTGCACTATTACCACCAGTTCCACTAAAGTTGCCGATAGTATTTATAAAGAAATTACCAACAGATTGGGTTTCTTCCCATGCACTACTTACTGAGTTATAAACTAAAAGTTTTCCGCTTTGTTGGTTATAAAATAAATCACCACCATCTAGACTTGATGATGGATTGTTACCAGTATTATCTGTTCTATATCTTGCAGCAAAAGAGTTAACACCACTAAGGTTAGATGCAACGGTATTAACATTAGCAATGCTGCCACCTACGTTATTTACGTTTGTTATTGACCCTGCAACTAAATTAACATTTGCTGAGTTACCTGCTACCGAAGTTACATTGCTGCTAATCCCTGCAACTGTATTTACGTTTGCAATATTATTTCCAACATTATCAACATTAGTAATAGCATTTGCAACTGTATCTATTTCAGATGTTGTTTCGTTTAAGTCATTCGCTGCTGTTTCAATTTCAGAAACTGTTTCATTTAAATCGTTGGCAACCGTTTGTATTTTTGCAATGTCTGTTGCAATTGCATTTACATTACTGATATTAGAAGCAACCGTATTTACGTTACTGGCATTGCTTGCTACCGCATTAATATTTGATGCCGTACTGGCTACAGTATTTATATTAGTTGCGTTGCTATTTACGGCATTTATATTAGTCGCATTATTAGCTACAGCATTTACTCCTGATATGCTACCGGCTACTGTATTGACGTTACTTATAGAACCTGCAACTGTATTAGTGTTTGCAAGATCTGACCCAACAATTGTTACCTCTAGCCATGTTGTATTACCAAGGTCATAAACCCTCATTCTATTTACTGTTGTATTAAAATATAACGCTCCATCTATAAGTGCATTGCCGTCATTATCTAACGTAGGGTTAGATCCTTTAGCACCTAGATATCTATCATCAAAAGAATCTAATGCAGCTTCTGCTGCTGCTTGTGCAGTTTCTGCTGCGGTCTTAGCTGTTGTAGCTTCAGATGCTTTTGTAGATGCGGTTGATGCGGAACTAGCTGCTGCACTCTGAGAACTAGCTGCTGCGGTTTGACTTGATGCTGCTGCCGTTTGTGATGATGCTGCTGCTGTTGCAGAACTGGCTGCTGCCGTAGCTGATGATGCTGCGTTAGTTGATGATGTTGTTGCAGTTGCTGCGTCAACAATTAAATCCCATTTTGCAGAGTCAGTATTAGTAGTTAATGGCTGTGATCCTGATGATGTATGACCAGAATTACACATAAAAATATTATTTGTGCTTGTATCTTTTACAAGATCTCTTACAAAATATGCACGACTAGCAGCCCAATTTCCTCTGTATGTACCTAATTCACTAAGTATAGAAAATTCACCTGCATTATCAAATGCCATAACTTTGTTGGCACGAGCAGCAGCATTTTCTGTAATTTCTAAACTACCAATAGTATTAGTTAATGAAAATTTTATAGACCTATCTAATTCATCTTGTTGTTGTTGATGCAAGATAACTGATTTATCTAGTGCATCATTAATAACTTCTGGATAAAATCCACCTTGGTTTGTTAAGTCAGTACCTTGTAATGGTTCTAACGCAGATGTAACAACAAGTTGAAAACCAGAAGGTAAATTAAAATTACTATTGCTTTGCCTTAAAGTTACGCTACCACCGGGATTTCCATTTTGGTCTGGGTTTAAACTAACTGTATAATCATTAGTTGCACCAAGAGTTAATAATGTTTCTACACTAGTACTTACTTCTAATTTTTTTACGACAATATCTGCATCAGTAAAAACTTTAAAGGCAAAAGGATATGTAGCAGTATTGCCATTACCTACTAAGTTATTCGTCTTTCGTGTAGTCGAATTTATCGTCATTAACTAGACTTATTCACTATCTTATTTAGGTTACAACTGATTCTTTGTATTACGGTCACACCTTTAATTTCTGCCTTCGCCTTTTTGTCCTGTAACTATAGCTCTTATTAAATCAAGTGGCCCTCTCGGTGTCCATTTACCATTTTTAAGATCTACTAATAAACCAATAGGTTTAGCTGCAAAATATGTAGGAAATTTTGTTAATAAAGATAAAGCAGTTAATCCGCTTCTTACATCGTAACCACTAACTTCTTTTTCTCCTTTTATAACACCGGGAAGATTCCAAATAAATCTAGTTGTACCTTGTACTGTTGTATTAATAAGACTTATAGATGGACTTAACGTAATACGGTCATTGTATCTTTTGCTATCTATTTGATTTAATGGAGCCATAAATAACGTGCTTCCTAAAGGTACAAAAGCAGTACCATATCTTGCTATTGACATAAAACCAAATTCAAATAATTCATCAACAAAACCGTCTTCGTCATCATCTACTAATCCACCACCGGCTGCTTCTTGTATTGCTTCAGATACAAGTGCAGGTAAAGCTAAACCAAATAAAAACGTAAACAACATTTGACCGCTAAATTTTTTAGAAGTAAATCCTATTTCTTTTATTAAAGCTTTATATTGTGTAGAATTTAAATTTGCTTGAGCATTAAAATAACTTGTAAATTGAAACATTGCTTTAAAAAATGGTTCAGCAATTTGATAACTTGCTACGTCTTCTGGCAATAAACTATCTTGTGTCATACGAACAGCACCATCAGCTTGTTGTATTGCTTCTTGTTGTATTTGTGCTTCTGTCATAGTTGTAGGTGCGTTAGCAGAAACTTGATTGTATTTAGCTATCCATACAACGCTGTCTACATAATTTTGAAAAAATTGTTGGACAACATATCCATTTTTTCTTGCCCATGCTTGTAATTTTTCAAATCTTTGTGGATTTAAAATTAAATCATTCATTTGATCTTGCACATCAAACATTTGATTAACTTGCCGATCACGCATAAATGGTGACATTTGTGCTACTTCATTAGCCATTTGATGAGGTTCTCTTGTATATCTTCTAAATGCATCATTTAAATATTTATGTTCTATTTCTAATCGTGCAGGGATTAATCCTGTTATTTGTTGCATACCATTTTTAATACTTAAAAACATATAATTTAAACTTGTTGACCTTGTAATTGCACTAATAGCTTGATTTACAAAATGATCTTCTCCAAGTGTAGTTCTTTGTGATGCTGCATTTCTTAGCCAAGGTATTAACATTTTGTCAATTGCAGTAGGATCAACACGACCTAATGCACTAGAGAATTCTTTGTCTTTAAACAATCTAACTAAATCTGTTACAGCAGGTTGTATATACGCAAATCGCAAAGAGTTATCCATATGTTGTGCTTGCACTCCAAGATTAAAACTTAATGCTTTCATAGACCTAGTTCTAGGCTTAGTAAAACCTCTCGGTACAGCAGGTACTGCGTATCTCATTTCTTCTCTTACATTGTCTAAAGTTTGTTGCAGTCCTAATTCTTTTCTGTTTATATTTTTGTCTAATGCAGCAGGTACATAACCACCTCTAAATGTTCCAAATTTATTAACTATAGGAGTTGCACCTATTTCTTTGAAATAATATCCAAATACTTCTTTATGCGCTTGTTGTGTAAGCGGTAGCATTTCTTGATTTAAATCCCATACAGATTGTAAAAATTCAAAATCTTTTAACGTAAGATATCCTTCATTTATCATGCGGTCTACAAATGTATCCCATTTTCTTGTATCTAAAGAACCGTCATCTCTAAATTCACCCCATCCTCTACCTACTATTAATTTTTCTAAATTACTTTTGTTGCCTGTATGTAACATAGCTCCAAGTAATTCAGCTTTGCCCATACCTCTTTCACGACCAAATGTATAAGATATGCCTTTGTTATTAACTAACTCAGGAGCTTTTATTAAACCTTTTCTAAAATCAACTTGTTCTAATAATTTAACGTAACGTCCTGTCCATTTTGGTCTTTCAGAACGCCATTTATTAATAGGATCTTTTAATACACGCCAAATATATTTTGTAAATGAACCTGCTACTTCACCTTCTTTTGATACTAATACACCGCCACCTAAAGCACCACCACCTCTTATAATCCTTGGACTACCTTCTCCATCTTTGCTTTTGCACCAAGATTCTACACGCCTTAGTCCAGATTTAATTCCTTCTAATTTCATAATTTGTCTTTCCCAAAAATTTGTTTCACCTGCTTCTCCAAAATCTTCTGAAGCACTTTGATCCATATTTTGTAGTTTTGGTATTAGATCATCTTTAATTACTTGTTTTTCTATTAATTTACCTTCAACTCGCATTTGTTTAGTGCGTCTTGATTGATACCACAATGATTGTATTATTTCGTCTAAAGTATCAAAATCTTGTGCAGTTAAATCTTTTATCTCACGACCCGGTAATTCTTTTGCACTTGTAATAACTAAATCTATTTCGTTAAAAGTATCTTTATCGTATTTTTCTAATTTACTTACATATGATTCATCGCTTTCTATTTCTGGCCCTTCGCCAAAAAACGTCAATATTTCTTTAGCTGCGTTTACATAATTACTTTCTCTACTGTCAGTTTTTTCGTTGTACTTAAATATATCTTTTATTCTCTTATTAAATTTATCACGATGTTTTTGTACCTCTACAGCTTCACGAGCTAATTGACTATTTAATAATTCAGATCTTTTAGCTTCTATAGCACCTCGCACATCACCAGTTCTCATTGCTTTTTCTAAAGCTTTTCTAGCTCTTTTTTCATTTTGTGCAAACACTGTTGGACGTATATCACGCAATTTCATAGATGACAAAATATCTCTAGCTACTAATCTTGCAGCAACAACTTGTTGACGTACAGGTTGCATTGTTTTATTTAAAAATTTTAATTCAATTGCTAAAAATTTTGCTCTTGCTTCGTTATGTAATGCTTCTTGTAATTGCAATTCTTGTTGTCTAGGATCAGTTAAACCGCTATATTCATTTAACATACGATCTTCTACTCTTTGTTTTATAACGTCTTTTATTGGTTCTAAATTTACTAAACCATTAATCATATCTAATCCAGTTTCAAAACCAAACATTTCTGCAACCATATCAACAGGTAATCCATTTTTACCTACCATTCCATATTGACCTGTACCTAATTTTTTTATTTCTGATGCCATGTCATAAAATGGCACTAAATTTTTTAAATCTTTTATATCTATTTTGTTACTTTCTAATGATTCAAATTGAGTTCCATCTTTGTCATTCCATAAACCACGTTTTAAAAAATTTTGTAATTTATATAGACGTTCATTTTCAACATCTTTAGTTATTTCTTCTGTAACTTTCTTCCGAATTTTTTCAATTTGTTTTTGTTGTTGTTTTTCTAATTTAAATATTTTATTTTTTATCCAAGGTATTTGTCTCATACTTGCTTTAGTAAGACTTTCTATTGCTAAATCTTCATATTCTTTAATTGCATCTGTATATTGTTTCCATGTTGCATCATCCATTCCACTTTCTTGTTGAGTTGCAAACATAGGCTTCATGCCATATATTTGTTCTGCTTGTGTAATTGCTTCCTGACTAGCTAACATACGATCCATTACACTTCTTACTTCGTCAGTTAATACAGGTAAATCAGTACCATTTTCTTCTCTATATAAATCATTTAATTCACCGCTAATTGAGTTGTATATTCGTGTTAAATATTTAGTAAATTCTCTAAATATATTTTGCAATTCAATACTAGGTGCTGCTTTTTGTTCTGTTATATATATCTCGTAGTTGTACGCAAATGCTTCATGGTATTTTCTTTTTTGTTTTAATGTAAGTTTGCTCCATGTATCAACATCTTTAACACCCCAAAAATTTAATAACACATTAAAATCATTTTGCATTTCAGTTGTTGCTTGTCCAGACAACACTAAATCTTCATGCACAGTTAACATAAAATGTGCTGTTTCATGCAAAAATGTAGACATATCACTTTCTTTACTTAAAAAAGCTGTTAAAGTTTTTGGATCAAAACCACCTCTTGCATTACCGGGTATTTGTTGTTGTGATAATATTTTGCTTTCTTTTTCTAAATCTATTACATCTACTCGAATAGACCCTCTAGGTTTTCCAACTGAGAGTCTGAAATCTTTTCGTCCGTTTGGGAATTCATCATCGAGCTTAAGTCGAGAAGGGTTGACTCTGAGTCCAACTGAGGTATCACCATAGCCAGTATCTGGGATAGTTCTGGTGGTAACGTAGACATCAGGTTCTCCAGCACTTCTAAGTTCACTGGACTTTCTGATGTTGTCTGCTGCTCGTTTGTTGGTGTGGTGGTAAACGGTAACTGTTCCGTCTGTGTTAAGGGGGAGTCCTGTTGATTCGTCAATTCTTCCTTGTTGTTGGAAAGTATTAACCTCTCGTATTCCTCCTGTTCCTCCTTCTCCAGATTCACTTCTTCTTGTGCGCTCAATGGCCTGACGTTCGAGTTCATTGTCTACCTCCTGTAATGTGGTTTGGATGTCGGCATCTGTTACGCCTTGCTGCCTAGCTAAAGACTCAGCAGCATTTGCATAATCAGGTGCTTCGTTATCTTCGTAACCTGAGTTTGTTTCTTGTGAGTCAAGTTTAGCAGCATCATACAAGCGTCTTTCTGGATACCAAAGCAATGCCTGTAGATCTGCCATTGTAAGATCTTTTTGTGTTTGTTGCAACTCTGTCAACACTTGACTAAAAACTTTTCTTATATTTCTTCTTTCTGGCGCACCTTTTGGTGCTTCTTTTTGACCGTCTAAATATTTAGCTAATGCATTACCACCTTTTCTTATTTCTCCACCAATACTTATGTGTGGATATCTTTTTTGTGGTGGCCCTAGTAAATCAAGTAAAAATTGTTTTCTATCTGGCTGATCCTTAATTGTCGCAATTTCATTAATTTTTTTTCTAGTTGTGTCGCTTGTACTTGCCTTTTGTATTGCAACAGCTACTTCGTCTAAATTAGATAACTTAACTTTTACTTTTATAATCGCTGATAATTTTTTCTTGTCTTTTAGTGATAATGCTTTTATTAACTCTTTTAACTGTCCACGTTTTACTTTTGCTTGTTTTGAATAATCTATAACTAGTTCACCCCTCATTCTTCCCCAAGTACGCATTAACCATCTATCCATAGTTAATTGTTCATAGTTCCCATATAAATTTGCAAAAAATCCATTACCAATTTTTGGCCCCATAACTGCTGCGCCATATACAATTTCACCTTGAGTCTCACCAGATACTTCGTCATTTGTATATGCTTCTACTTCTTTAACTGTGTGAGTTGTCTTCATAAAATTTTCAAAGCTTTCAAATCCTTTCTCTTCAATTAATCTGTTAAACAATTTAAAGTTACGATTAATTGCATCAGCAGCATCACCAATACCAATTTTTGTAGGAAACTTACCGTTAACTATGTAATAGCTGTATGCTTCTTCTGCAAGTTGAAAGTTTTTATCTACTTTTATACCGTTAGATGTATTAGCTAATGCCCAAGTAAAAGCAAAGTTTGCTTCTGGTTCAGTAGCTAGTTCTGGATGTATAAGTGCAAGTAAAGCTTTTGCTTTAGAAACTTTTTCGTTGTACCAACCAACTGCGTTTGAGTTTTCAATTAACGCAAATTTAGCATCTGCTAGTACTGTTTTAACAAGATACTTTTCTACTTCTGCGGTAAATTCTTTAACATCTACACTTGCTTTTTTAGCAGCGTCTACTACAAGTTTTTGTATTGCAATTTTAAAATCACGATTAGTTTTATAACTTTTACCTTTAGCAAAATTAAATGCAGCTTCTAAATTAGCTACATCAAAAATTGTGTCAGGAATTGGTTTGCCTTGTTCTTGTGGTTGTGTCCTTTGTGCAAAAATTTCTTCATTAATTAAATCTTGTTGTTTTATAATATCTGCTACGTCTGTTGCCCAAGTATTGCTTTCAGTTAATGATCTTATTTGATTATTATCAAAAACAACAACTTCTTGATTGCCATTATCTCCTTCCATAATAATTCCATCATGCCCTAACTCTTTTAACCTTTCTTGAAAACCGTTAGCTGCTGTTTCACCACCACGTTTTAATTCAATTTTTTCTTGTATAGTCGCATAATATGGATTTTCTAAACGCACATACAAAGGTAAAACATCTTGTGCAGTATTTCCTTTTCTTTGAGTTTCGTATGACGCAGCCAAATTTTGTGCATCTTTACCACGCACCAAATATATTCCTTTACCAAAAGCACCAATATCTTTTTTGTTTGGATGATTAACATCAAATTCATTTATATTATCTTGCGTACCATGATATAAAATTTCAGCATTGTCATTTTTATCTTTAAAAACTGATTTACCAATAAATTTTAAAAATTGTGCTGTATCTGTTTTGGCTGTGCCATTTTGATTAAATAATTGTTCTTGTGGTGAAATTTGTACTTGGTCTGTACTAACTACTTTATATGGAAATCTTTTTGCAAATTCTTCTGGTAAAATTCCTAATTTATTACTTTGCGTAATAACGTAATCACGATAAAAATTTGAAGCTATTTGTAAACTTTTTTGTGTTTTAAATCTGCCTGTACCTTTAAGCATATTAACAAAATCTTTTTTGACTTTATTAGCACTTTTACTAAAATCACTAGATTCTTTATTTTTGTTTGCTAATACTTGTATAGCTTCTTTTTTTAGTTTTTCTTTGTTAGCTAAAAAGTTTGTATTTTCGGCTCTACTAAAAGTGTCTTTATCTTTACGAAGATGGTCTTGTAATAAAAGATCAATTTCTGTACCTGCAAATTTTGCGGCATAATCACCTGTAGGAATTATTATGTCAGTACCTACTAATGTACCGTTTTTACTTGCGTCTGTTAATTGTTTAGCAACTTCTGGTGATACTGCATTTACATCTTCCATCGTTAATCCACGACTATTCATTACATTAAGAAGAGTTTGTGCGTCTAAATAAAATTCTTTAATTCCATTTTCGTCACCTAATTGTTGTGCAAAAATATTAAATAATCTTGGGTTTCTTTCTTTTAATTTGCTGTTTGCTGATTGTGTTGCTAAATTTTCAAAAAATATAGAATCTTCTTTTGCTTGATTAGATTTATTTAAATCATATGAAAAAGAATACACACTACCCGGTAAACCAACTAAAACCATACCTTGCATAGTTCTTGCAAAAGTTGTGCCTAACCTAACAGCAACTCTACCTAAACCATCTGCACTGGTAAGGTCTTTTTCTAAATCACTATCTTGTAATGTAATTGCTAAATCACGACCTATAACATTAGCTAATTCTTGCCCTACTTCAGTAAGGCCTTCATATGTGTTGTTTAATAAATAATTTTTTGCAAGATTTTTTAATGCTAATTTTCTTGATGGTTTTATTAATTCTTTAGCTATAACTTTTGTTGTTTGTTTTGCTAATGTTTTTCTTATAGGAGCAGTTACAAAACCTAAACCGACAAGTTCTAAAGCTGCATTAGTAACACCAACACCTGCTGCAATATATTTTGATGACTCTTTATCAAGTCCTTCATCTAATAAATCCAAGTACATTGAACCTGCTTCTATAGCATAAGAATCGGCAGCCAATGTAGACATAAAACCAACAACCCACCCAGATTTTGCACCTGCAACTGCTCCCGGTATTGCGCCTACTCCACCTGCTACTGAACCTGTACCTGCTCCTATTAAACCTCCAGTTATTGCACCTGTTGTACCACCTGCAACTGCGTAAGGTAATGTCTTTGAGTACTGTCCAAATATTGCAAAACCTTCTTCAAAAATTCCTGTACCATCTCTTGCATACTCTTCTAACCTTTTATCAATTTCTGCTATTTGTAAAAAATCTTCTTCATCAGCTAAACCAAATTGTGCTTTAGTACCAATTCTACCTCTTCTTACTTGTAATCTACCTTTTGCCCAACCTTGACCTATATTCTCAGGTATTTTACCTGTAGATTTAAAAAGTCTTTCTAACCCTTCTAAATTAGCAAGATTGTCATTTGCCAAAGCAGCAAATGTAGGATCAGTCAATTGTTTATATAATACTGGGCTATTATCTCTAGCAAATTCTAATTCTTCTAATCTATCTCTTCTTTGTTTTTCAATCATTAACGTGACAGCTTGGTCACTATTTAAAGCAAATTCTTTTGGTAAACCTAGCTCATCTGCTAATCGTGATGCTTCACCAACTTTGTCTGGATCTTTATCTATAACAAGTTGCAAATTAGCTTTAACTTGATTACGCATATTTTGTTCATCTTGTTCATGAAATTTTGCGTATGGATTTACATCTGTATCATCGATTTTTATTTCATTCTCTTTATCAATATTTTGACTTGGTGCTAAATTTAAAATATTTTCATTTTGCAATTCATCGTCTTCTTTATGAAATTTTAAATATGGATTTGAAAGAGTCATAATGTTTATCCCATGATGTTAAAAGTTTGTACATACTTGCGTGTAGTACCTGTATCAGAACTAACTATGTCTCCGTTTTTATTGTACTTAGGAGTTTTGTCACCCTTTTCTGTTTCTCTTGGCATACCTTCACGAATCCAATATTCAGCAATTTGTTGTTCAGTTGGTCGACCTTTGCCTGAGTCTATAAATGATTGAACTATTTGTTTTCTTTGATATTTATTTATTGCTCTTAAAAATACTTTTTTATTTCCTACTTTTACATATGCTTTTTGATATTCATCTTCATCAACAGCACCAAGAGGAAATATTTGTTTACCTTTGCCTTGCATAAGAATTTTATCATTTAATACAAACGCAACAGCATCTTGCTTTTCTTTAAAAGATAATTTACTACCTTTTTGAGTTTGCCTTTTATTTATTTCTTCTTTTACTGCAAGCCTTACATCTCTATAATCACTTCCTATATCTGTATTTTTTAATAATTTTTCAAATCCATAATCTTTTAATGCAGTGTCAAAAATATCTGCATCTACTTTAGCTTCTAACACTGATCCTGTTCCACCTGCTTGTAATTTTTTAGATTCTTCTACATATTCTAAATAATCACTTTGTGTAAGTTTTCCTCTGTATTTATTTAATTTGTTTATATCTGCAACTACTTCTGGGTTTTTATCTAAAAATAAAATTGTATTTGTATCTGATTTTTCTGAGTGACCATTTCTTAATAACAATTGATCTTCTCTTGTAAAATCTTCTATATCAATGCCGTTGTCTGCTAACTTAGTCCATCCATCTTTATCAGAATATGCAATTTCTTGTGCTGCTTCTAAATTAGCATCATAAATTTCTTCTTTACCTTTTTTTTCCTCTTTATAATTTCTTTCCG